GTGCCTTCTACAACAACGGGGGCAATGCAAAAACCCTTGACGCCATCGTCAAGCAGCTGGTATGGAGGAGATCATGAGTGAAAGAGATAAACCTAAAGAGATTGTGTGGACAACTGATTTCTCACACATATCTGGGATATCATTTCGATACTATAGTATCAAATCTACCTGTCACAACTGTGGTGGATTGAATGAAACATGGATCAAAAAAGGGCATCTCAAAAGTGGGATAAAATTCCAATGCTTTAGGTGCGAATGCGGCAACACGTTATGAAATACAATCTGAACATTGTCCTGCAATACTTCAAGTCTGTGGGACTTCCCAAGCCGGAGGTGGAGCAAAGGTTCTGCCCCAATCGCAAGTGGCGGTTTGACTTCGCGTGGGTCGGCCAGCGGCTTGCGCTGGAGGTGGAGGGTGGTGTATGGGTGAAGGGAAGACACACTCGTGGAAGTGGATTCGTGAAGGACATGGAGAAATACAATGAGGCCGCCCGGATGGGGTGGCGCATCATCAGGGTCATGCCAGAGAATCTGTGCATGAATGATACGGTTAAACTGATCGCAGACTGCTTAAAGTTATGAATGCCGAAGATCGAAAGAGTTTGTTTGAACGAGTAAGGTATGATCTGCACATGGCCTACAGCCTTGCAGACCAGATCAACCACGAGAGGTCTCCCGCCGATGCCAGCTGTCTAAGCCTTCACCAGAAGATATGCAAGTGCCACTCAGACTCCCTTCTGCTGATCGCCTCATTCAAGGAGGTGCTTCCTCCGAAAAAGGGTTAGAGCGGGTCTCCGTTCGCTAGGGCTTCGAGCATCTCGTCGTGGCCCTTGACTCTCATGTAGGCCTCGAACCCAATCCGTTGCATGAGGCTGTTCATCTCTTCCAGTTTGAGCTCTTGGCCACTGGGGCCTGTGAGGATCTTTCTCCTCTTCAGGCTCTGGTTGGCCATCTCGGAAGCTTGAACCGTGTCGAATGGAACGTCGGTCGGGGCGTTCAGAACCGCCCGGATCTTTGCCTTGATGAACTCTTCAGAGTCTCCGTTCCTCACCGCCTCCTCCGCTCGCTTCATCCAGATGCGAAACTGCTTGCCCTCATCCACCTCACCGGCCTGCTGGAGGTGGCGGCTGATTCCCCAACGCTTCATCTTCCACTCCTGCACCGCCTTGATGTCGGCGTTGAGCGCGAGGTTGTCCCGCGCCAGACCTGACACGGCCAGCGCGGACTTGACAATCCGATAGCCCGGGGTCTTCCGGGCAAAGTAAAGCGAGATCGCATCATCGAACGTGCGATTGCTGTAGCGTCCGTATTGGAACATGGCCTCGCTCAGTTCTTGGAAGACTCCAAAGGGGAAGGCCATCCGGCCAATCTGTTCTCCCAGTCCCCCGATCCCGGCGAACTGCGCCGTTCTCCACAGCAGGTATCCCGGGCCGCTCATTGCGCCCAGCAGGGACTCCATCAGGAAGTCCACCGGCTCGTCGAAGAACTGATTCACCTTCTGCTTGTAGCCCTCCGGCCCGTCATAGACCAGTGAGGCCACCAGCGTCAGCAGCATTCCCTGCCCCGTGGTTCCGAAGATCACCCGCGCCAGCTTCGAGTAGGCGAGGATCTTGTCCATCGTGTCCCCGCGCCTCTGGATGTCAGCCGTCGCCCGGAGTGCTCCGGCGATCTGGTTCAACTTGGTCATCGGGTAGAGCTGGAACCGGAAGATCGAATTGAACAGCCGGTTGGAGCTGAGTCGGCTCCCCTCGCTGGCCAGCTTGTTCTCTCCCACCGCCCACGTCGGCAGCCTCAGCTTGAACTCCTCCAGCAGCGAAGGATCTCCCAGCGCCATCTGCTCGGCCTGAGCCCATGTGTAGCCCATGTGCCTAGCGGTGTTCTTGAAGTCCCTGATTTCGAGATCGGTCATCTCGTCGTTGGCCAGACGGTTGGCGGCGGTGGTGGCCAGCGCGGCGAACCACTTGCCCTGAAACTCGTTCAGGAAGTTCTGGCCTGACAAAACGGCCAGCACGTTTCCAGTCTGGCGGAAGGCAGATCGAGCCGGATTGGCCGGATCCCAGCTCCAGTCATACATGAGCTTGTTGATCTGTCCGTTCCGCTCCATCTGGCCGTAGAGATCCTTGAAGTTCTTGATCGTGTGCCAGTAGGTCTTGGGCGAGAAGTAGATCATCGGCGCGATGAGCGTCTCGGGCAGCTGAGTCACCATCTGTCCCGTCAGCACCGTCCGGCGCATGAGGCTCAGGAACGTGTCGTTGAGTCCCTTGGCCACCTGAGGCCAGAACTCCGAGGGGCGCATGGCCTGATTCGACCACGCCTTGTCGAGATGATTGAAGGTGTCCACCGGCCTGCCCTGCATCGCCTTGACCAGCGCATTCCAGTCCCGCACTCCATTCGTCCTGAGCTCGTTTCGGATCAGTCCGTCAATCTCGTTGAACTTGTCCCTGCCCTCCCGGGTCTTGGGAAAGATCTCGCGGAACGCCTTGACTGCCGATGCGCGTCGGGCCGTGTTCTCCAGATAGGAGTAAAGGTTGGTGTGCATGACGGGCTGCCAGATCCCGCCCACTTTCAAATGGGTAATGACATTCGGCCACTGACGGACGTAATCCTGATTGATCTTCTCGATGATGTTGACATCCGGCGCTGGGCTCAGCATGTTGTTTCTCCACTTGTCCCAGTGATCCCGCATGAGCTTCTTGACCACCCAGTAGCGATGCGGCTCGCCTTCCGTGTTGGCCCTTGCCTCCTCGTCCAGCAGCTGCTCGAACAAGGGATTGTGCTCTCCAGCCATACGGATGTCATATCCGTATTCATTCATCATCCGTTCAAACTTTCCGGTCGCCTGAAACTCCTCGATCACCGAGGCGATCATGTCACCTGTGTAGCGGTTGGCCCTGCGTGCGGCATTGATCGTGTCAAACACAAAGTCTGGCACCTCGATCTTGCTCTCCATCGCATCCACCACTCTGGCTCTGGCGGCCTTGCCGCTGGGCGTGACCTGCAAGCTGTTCAGCCATTGCGTCACCCGGATGAGTTCCGGGGATGGGACCTGAATCCCGGCGATCATTCTCGTGCCTCCGGCCAGCGCCTTGGCGATGTCTCCACCGCCCTCAGTGGCCCAGCCTGCGTAGAGGATCTTGGTTCTGGCTGCGTGACCATTGCCCAGATCGGCTGCCTCAGCGGCCACCTCTCCACCCTGCCGTCGAAGGTTGTCCGTCAGCCACCCGCTATACCATTCGGTGAAGGTTGCCAGCGGGTTTATGAAGGCCTTGTTGACCAGCTCGGCCTCAATGTCGTCGGCCTCCTGCCTCATCTTCTTGAGGCTGTCCAAGGCTTTTTTGGCTTTTGTGTTAAGAACCGCACGGGGAGCCATAGGCAACTCTCCCTGAGTCCTCTTAACAGGGGGCTCTGGGGTCGTTTCCTCGGGGGCTGGCTGGCCCGTGGCGGGGCTTTCAGTCGCCGGAAGGGTCAAACTACCCTGCTCCATCTTCGGCGCTTCCTGAACCCCTTGGGCGCGTCGGGCGGCCCTAAGCTTTTCCTGCCAAGACCTCGGAAGTTCGATTTGCCGGTCAAGACCGCTCTCCTCTAGGATCAACTGGGCGATCTCCGGGCCTGACTCCCCGAAGAGATTGTTGGCAATCTCCTCAGGCATGACGGTCTTCTTCTGAGTGAACTCCTTGAAGCCCTGCTTGCTGAACTCTGGGAAGGCGTCAGCCATAGTCTTCAAGGCCATTTCATAGTCGGCCTCGGCATTGGCGGCCTCAATCAATCTGCCCAATGTCTGGATGGCTCGCTCGAAAACCCCCGATTCGGGGCCTGCGTTCCTCAGCTCATAGGCCAGTTGCTCTGCGTTCCACCCCGCTCTGGCGTCGGCCAGCTGCGCCTTGGCCTGATCCGCTGCCTGCCTCGCCTCAAACAATCCACGGCCCACACCCGCAATCCTAGTCCGGGCGCGGACAGCTCCACGCACTCCGGGGATCTCCTTCTTGATCGTCTCCCCGGGAGCTGGCATTGAGATCTCCCGGCTCACGGATTGGGCGGTTGCCTCCGGCTCGGTTGTCACCGGTGGAGGCTGCCCTTTCTCCTTCGTCCATTTCGTGACGAAGTCGCTGGGACTCATTGGGCTGTTTGTTCGGAGCCACTCGTTGAGGGCTTCGAGCCTTCGGGAGTCGAACCACTTGGCTCGCTCGACGGCGGTGTGGGCGACTCTTGCTTCAGCGGCTCTGAAGTCTGCAATCGCGGCTTGTTGCTCAGGCGTATTAGTGCTCTCGCGTTCCTTAGGAAAGCTTCGGTTGAATCCTTCCAGAACTGTTCGTATGAGCTCGTCTGAGCTCTTGGCTCTTTTGCTGTAGTCATAGATCCTTTGTGAGAACTCATGAACCGCTTCCTCCGGGCTGAGCCGTTCGTCGGCGTTCATGATCTGCCGGAGCGCCTTCAGGATTGCTGAGGTCGCTCGCACGTTTCTGAAACCAAACTTCTTTCCGGGCTGGATCCGAAGATCACTTACTGCCAGCCCCACATCCTCCAGCGACTCGATGCCTCCGGCGTTGTCCATGATGTATTGGATCATGGCCGATGCCTCGTTGTCGGTGATCGGAGCGTTGGACTCCAAGATGCCCGGGGAGATGCCCATCTGCATCCGGGTTCCACCCGCCATTGGCCCCACCAAACCTCCCTCTCGGCTGGTCGCCTTGGTCTGGATTTCTGATTCTGCCTGAGCTTCCGCCAGAGCGTCCTCTTCCTCCGTGCTCTGTCCCTCGATGATATGCTTGGCATACCATTCGGGATAGATGTCGTAGAGATCCCGGCTGGTTGCGTTGCGAAGATTCTGTCCCACCTTGTTCTCGAACTCCGAAACTGATTCGTATTCCTGATTGAAGTCCTGCACCGGATCCTTCAGAAGAATCGAATAGATCGGTCGGTAGTTCTTCATGATGTCTTCCAGCGGGACTCCGGTGGATGTCACTCCGGGGTTTCTCACCCGGGCCACAAACTTGTCCGGTCCCACGCCCACATCCTTTTTGCCAGTCGGGTAGATGCTGGAGATCTGGACCTTGCCGGTCTTCCTGTCCACCATCACCAGCAGGCGCTTGGAGGCCGTCGAGCCATACCCATACCTTCTGGCATCCTGAGTCAGGATCTTTCCAAGATTGGGATTCCTCAAGTCCCGGTCTGCGATGTCGAAGAACGTCCTGCCCTCGGAGGATTTCTGGTCAGCCAAGTCCTCTGGAGCAATCGGCTCGTCGTCCGCGCGCTGCATTCTCTGTTGAAAATCCTGAAAGTCTCCCCATATATCCTCCGTGATGACCGCCTCAGCCCTTGCTCTCTTGGGGGCCTCCCTTCCCCCTTCGGTTCTGGGCGGGGCCTCAGCCTCAAACATGGATGGAATGGATTCCGGGCCTGTCAGCTTTCTGACGCTCTCCTCAATGTAGGTCACTCCGGGCTTTCCACCCGGGACCCGGGACCAGTGCAGCTCCCGTCGAACCTTCTGTTCAGAGGCATCCTCACCAAAGGCCTCGTCGGTCCATCGGGCCAGCTCGTCTCGCTTCCACTTCAACCGCTTGGCAATCTCGTCGGCCACCGGTTTTGGCACCGGCTTGATGTCCGGCCTGTTCTCGATCCTGTTCTTGGCAAACCCCTTTTCGTCAGCCTGCATCCAGCCAGCGGCATTGAGCTCTTTGTGGACCTCCCTCGCCTCGTTCACCAGCTTGGTAAACTCGGCCTCCTTCTCCTTGGCGTCCTTGGCTCGGGCAACTGCTGCCTGAACGTGGCCCAGAAACTCAACCTGCTTGCTGACCTCTTCGGTGTTGACATTGGATCCAGTGGGATCAGCGATCTCGCCAAGGCCTCGCCCTCCCCCGACCACCAGCTTGCTCAGCCCCCGCTTGATGATGATCCTCCTGATCTCGCTGCCCGGAAGTTTTTGAAGAACCTCATACCAGTTGTCCTTCATGAGCTGCTGTATGGCATCATCGCTGATGCCCCGGGTCGGGTCGAAAGACTTCGGCCCTACTCCAAACTTGTCTCTGAACTTCTCGGAGAAGTCCTCAATGGAGATGTTCCCCCTCGTCGAGAGATACTCGCTGAGAAACGCCTTCGCATTGTCCGGCTTCATGGCCTCCATCTGTCGGGCCAGCTGTTCCTCCTGCTCCTTCTTCATCCGAAGAAGCTGCTGCTCCTCATAGTCAACCGGCTTGTCAGCCATTGACTCGATGTATTTTCGGAGCGTTTCCATTCTCTTGGCGGCGGCCTTGCTGATCTGGCCACGGGGAGCGGCCAGTGAAACCTTGGGCGCAACCGGATCGGATCCGCTGATCTCCCTGATCCACTCGTCGAAGGACGGGATGGGATCGAGGATGACCTCGCCCTCGCGCAACGGGCCGTGAGTGACCTCCTTGGGATCCCAAGGCTGTCCCTCCTCCAGCATCCGTCCGATGTTGGGGAAGACCCGCTTCTGGCGGAACTTCCTCATGTCGTAGTAGCCAGCCCACTCGGCCTCGATGATCTTTCCATCTGCCGTCTTGAGCCGGATCTTCTGTCTCGGCGCGGACACAGGGCCAAGTCCAGCGGCCACATACATGGCCTTGACGTTGGTCAGGTTGGACAGGGCCTGATCGAACAGGGCGACCTGCGTCTTGCCCATCGTGCTGAAGTTCTCACGGATGGCCCGGATGATTCTTTCCAGCGTGCTCAGCGCACCCCAGCTGATGCGATCACCAATCGCCATCTGGCTGAACTCGGTTGGGGTCAGCTTGAGCGCCTGCTGGATCCTGAAGCGGAGCGCCTCGTGCCCAAGCTGGGTGTCGCTCAGGTTCATCTTCTGGCCCATGAGGTAGCGGTTCTTGATGACCCACTTCTCAAAGGCGGTCAGGCCGTTCCAGTAATTGAGCGCGGTCGTGTCATGAACGCCGAGATGGATCAGCTCTTCGGCGATGGCCGACTTGATGGCGCGGTGGATCTTCTCGTCCGAGAACTGCTTGCCGTAGCGCATCTCGTTGATCCACTCCTGAAGGTTTCCCGCCACGGCAACCACGTTGCCCGTCTGACGGTTCACTGTGAAAACGGTATAGGGAGCCAGCGTTGCCGCAAAGGGTAGGTCTGGATTGGTCAGCTGCTCCTTGCTGATGACCTCGATGCCGGTATTCTTGCCGCTGTTGAGTTTCGTGTCCTCTTCCAGCGCGGCACGCTCAGCAAAGATGTAAGCGCCCTCCTCCAATGCGGTCAGGGCCCGAGCTTCAAACTTGTTCAGGAGCTCCTCCATCCGTCCGCGATCCTTTGGATCGGTCAGCATCCCGATCTCGTCGGCGGTCAGGAGCTTAACCAGCTCGGCCTGCTCTGCGCTGACCGGAACCCGCTGCGGTCCCGGCTTGGCCAGATTGGGATCGCTCGTTCTTTCAACGATGGCTTCCAGATTGGTAAGCTGCAAAAGCCTTTGCTTGCCATCATCGCTCATCTCCAGCCCAGTGGTTGACATCTGGGTCTGCTGATTTCTGAGCGCATCCAGCTCTTCCTTCTGGGACTGAGTCATCGTGATCGGCTGACTCTCCCGTCGGCGATCCGTCCATGTCTCCAGTTCCAGATCCACCTTCGCGTTGTTCAGGGCCTCCTCGATGGTGTTGCCCTCTCCACGGATTGCCTGTGGCGTCTCCGAGCGAAGCCTTCTCTTGAGCTGCTGCTTCCGGGCCACCTTCTTGGTTTTCATCGGGGTGATGGCGCGAGGAGCCCTCACCCTCACCCTGTATCCGACGGTATTGCCAAGGGCGTCCACCTTGGGCTCGACCATCCACCGAGGCCCCTTGACCTTGGCGATCCGCATGTTGGCTTCCACCAGATTGAGCGGCTCTCCTTGAACCTCTTCAGCTGTGGGAGCCACCACCCCGGTTCTGGCGGCGATCAGGTAACGCTCTCCCGGAGTGAGATCTTCCCAACTGACATCCGTCAAATCCTCTCGACCACCGGACATCTGGGCGCGGATCTCCTTGGGAACACTGTTCCACAGTTCCTTGGTTTGAAGGTCCTGATTGGCGTTAAGCAGCGGCTCGTTGGCTGCCGCCACTTGCGCCTCGTCTAGTGATATTTCCTTTGCAGGTGTTTCGGCCAGTGGCTGAACTCCCTTGCCACCTTCTTGGATGGGCACTTGCCCCGGGCCTTGCTGGGGCTGTGGGCGCACATCGCCATGAACCTTTGCTGCTTGCGTGTCTTTGCGGGCATTTCTCTCACCACCTCTCGCTCTTCGCAGGGCTCCTGCTCCACCGATACCAAACGCCGACAGAAGGAATCCAACGGCACCGCCAACGCCTGCGTTCTTGGCGACATCCTGTAGGAGTTTCCGTTCGTCATCATAGAGATACTTGGCCGAAGCGTTTCCAACGATGGCCTGAAAGGCTTCCTGAGCCCCCTCCTCAAACCCGGACGCAACCATCTCCTTGAGTGCGCCCGACAGGGTTCCACCGGCCATCTTGTTGATCCGCTCGAAGATGTGGACAATCGGCAGCGCCTCGGATGTTCCGGCAATGGCGTTGATGAAGAACGCCTTCTCTGCCTGAGCCTGAGTTGCTCCGTTCTGAATCGCCTCGTCGTAGGCGGAAGCGCCAGATGAAAAGTAACCGGAGGCCGCAATCCCGGCAGGGCCAAGCAATCCACTGGCGGCGAATCCCGCCGAACTGCCTGCGCCTTGCAGGATGTCTCCAATGGGGCGCTCGACGGACTGTGGCTGAATGGTTGGAAACGTGGCTTCGCTGTATTCCTGAATTGCCTCACCCGCCTTTACCAAAGGGTTTGTTGCAATCCGCTGTCCTCGCTGTTCCGGCGTCTCCGCTTCTCTGGACTGTCTGATCTGTTCTGAAAACTGTTCGAGACCCCTACCCGTTCCGAACTCAGGATCGGCCAGAAGCTCTGGCGGATTGAGCTCGGATTGAATCCCGGCCCCCTTCACCGTTGCGCCAACGGTTTCAATCGCTCCCTTGGCCAGCTGGGGAAAGTCGCTGGCGAAGAACTTCTCAAATCCCGACAGCCCTTTCCATGTGTCCTCCATCGCCTTCTGCTCATTGCTGAGCGGGGTCTGGGCCTTGGGCTCTCCAGAAGGGAAGGCGGCATTGGGCGGCCCGACCTCCACCGGAGCGGAGGCCTTCCATTCGTTGGTGATCGAGCCAACGCTCTTTTCCAGCCTTGGCAGACCGGCAACTATCTGATTGATCGCTTCATCGGACGGCTTGGCGTCAGACTCCAACTCAAGGATGCGACCATCTTCGAGTTCAACTTCCCACTTTGGCATGATGGTCTCCTAGTTATTTCAGTCTCCACTTGATGGCTGGCGCGTTGGTTGATGCCGATGGCGTCGGCGGATTGCGGGGAACGTTCATTGACATTCGCCTCTCATCGAGCTGGATCAGGTTTGTCTTCAGAGTGCTCAGAAGGGCCTCGTTCTCCTTGAACACCTGCTCAAACTCCTTGGTGACTTCTTTCTTTCCCAGTTTGGCCAGAGCCTTCTGCCCTTGAACAATCTTGTCCAAAACATCAATCTGCTTGACCATGTCCTTTCTCTGGTCGTCCAAGACCTTTCGCTCGTAGGCGCGATTCTCCTTCTCGATGTCAGCCTGTTGCTTGGCGGCGTCCAGCTTCTCCCTGTCCACCTGAGTGGCCACTTCGTAAAACTTTCCATCTCGCTCCACGTAGAGCGTTCCGCTTTTACCCTTGACCTCGCGGGGTTCTCCTCCAGAGGGCTTCTCATCCTTGAAGATCCCAGCCGGAATGGTGGCCTCCATCGCTGGGCCATACTTGGACCAGAGCGTTTCAATGTCGGCGTTGGGTTGTCCGATCTGCTTCTGAAACTCTCCGATGGCCTGCTGGCGATAGGACTCCTTCTGCTGCTTCATGGCCAGATCAGCCGCAGCGGTCTGAAGCTTCTGCTGCTCGATGGCAACCATTGAATCCTTGTAGGCCTTGTCAATCTCCATGCGTTGCTGGTTCTCAAGGCGCTCCTGAGAATCTATCTTCATCTTGATGGACGCATCCAGCTCGTTTGCCTCACGCTGGGCGCGGAGCTGGGCATAGCCAAGCGCGATGCGTGCGCTGTCGCTGGCCGCGCTCTGTTGCAACTCCTGCTGTTTGAGCTGGAGATTCTGACCGCCAAGCCAAGCGCCCGAAAAGTCGGGCACTGGCAGCGATCCTCGATGTGATGGGATGACCGGCATATTACCAAATTCCTCCAAAGAAGTTCTCGTTCGTGAAGGACCGGTTCCCCCACGGCGAGGTAGTCCTCGATCCCGAGGTTGAGGTTGTTGCTCCCGCCTTCGCAATCTCCAGCTGCTTGTTCGCCAGACGCTCTGACGTGTAGAGGTCAGCCGGATTCCAAAGCTCAGGGACAGGGGTGTCGCTGATGGCCTTGCTCAATCCCTCCTGTCCCTGCTTCATCAAGTCGAGAGAGGTGAGGCCAAGCGCCTTGAGATAGGCGGGTTTGGCCACGCCAGCACCGCCGCCCGTGGCGATCCCTCGCTCGGCGGCCTGCTGCAAGATCTCGTTGATGACATCGGTGGGGACATCCCCCTGCAACTGCGAGAGGATGTTCATGCTGTTCTGAGCCCTCATTCCCAGATACCCGGGAAGGTTCTGGATGAACGGAAGCTGGGCCTGACCCGTCATGAACTGGTTGACGCTGGAGGCCACGCCGGTCTCAAGGCCGGGAACGCCAACACCGGCCCCGCCTCCGGGGACTCCGCGACTCGTGTTGTAGGCGATTCGCTGGTTATAGAGGTCGCTCCCGGGAGTCGCAACGACTCCGGGCTGCAAGTATGCTGGAATGGTGTATGCCATAACTAAATCATTGTGCCGATCTGCTGCCGTCGCAAGGACGCAGACCCAAACGGCTTGAACCCAACCGCGATCTGCTCCGATCCAAGGTAGTGCTGAATCTCTCCGTTGAGAAGCCTGACCGCCTGTTGATGGCGCTCGGCTGCGCTCTGCTTGGACTGGGGCTGATCCATCTCGGAAAACCGGATAGACTGACACTCGGCGTTGATCGCCTCCAGATTCTGAATCAACAGGTAGTCCGTGTCATACCGCACCGGAAGAAGCTCCAGCTTCACGATGGCGGTCAAGGTCACGTCTCCGTTGTCGTTCGGTGGAGGGCAGCAGCTGCTGGGCAGGTTGCTCAGGTAGTAGCGGCGATACCACGCCGTCTGCTCTCCGGGCTCCATCGTCAGCAGGAGAACCTCGTCTCCCGTGGTTGGATCCACCTGATAGAACTTGACCTCCCCGTCCGTCACATCCTTCTGGATGGACAGGATCTGGTTGAACTGGTAGGCGCTCGTGACGAACGGGCTGTCCAGAACCAGATAGATTCCATCCACCCGATTCAGCCCGTCCTGCGAGTAAATCCTCACGTTATTGTTGTCCAGACCGCCGATGACCACGCGCTTGCCCACATCCGAGGATTCGGTCACATAGACGCGGATCAGCTGCGGTGGGCTGGATAGGTCGGTGCTGGTGACGACGTTGTTTCTCATCAACATCTGCTTCTCTTGGAAACAGTTTGTTACGAACGTCTTGGGCATTCTGCCGTTCCCGAACTGTAGGTATTCATACCACTGGTTCTGCACTGGAACGTATTCATCACACCAGTTGGCCGCGATGACCCTTGCCATATTTCTTGGAAGAGTCAGGTAAGGATCATCACGGTTCACTGTGAACGCGACCTCTGCGTAAGTCCCCCACCAGCCATCATTTCCTGCCTCCTTGCAGTAAAGTAAACGCTGCTGAGCTGAGTTGACGTAGGCGGCGATCTCAAGCTGATCGCCAACGCACAGGCCCAGATTGGCCGGGATCCTTGAGTTTCGGATGTCGTAGAGTCTAAGGCGCTGTGCCATATATGTCCTTTTGTTACCTCGATAACGATAACTTTGCAAGCCATTCCTACGGATCAACGCATTCCACAATCACCTCCCCAGAGAGGCTGAATGACTGATCTGAAGGAATCTGATGGTTGATGTCAATGTAAGCCGCCCCTCCCGTCAACAGTTTGGTTGCCACCGCCGTGAGATTCACCTGAGTCGTGGTGTTGATGGGGCAGTTCTGGGTTGAGGAAACAAGTGTTCCGTTTGCGGTTGACCGGCAGATCACATTGGCCGCGACTCCGGCCCTAGTCACAGGGCCGACAATCGTGGAAGTGACCCTCAGGAGTTTTCCTGCCGCGCTCGTCCAGTCAACCCTCCATTCCGCAACGCAGACGGACGTTGGGCCTCCCGTTCTCACGGCGGTCCAGACTCCATAATACCCCTCGATGTCGTAGGTCAGGAGGACTTCTGCCGGGGGCTGGTTGGGGTTCAGGCCCGGATTGTAGGTCCACGCCGCCGTCGCTCCCAGTCCGATGCAGGAGATGATCTCTATCGTGAATTCTCGTTGACAGATCATACAATGGAGGAGGTGCAAATGAGCGTTCCATCTATGGTTCCACTCACCCTGAACGGATCCCATTGGACGGCAAACCAGATGTCCAGCCCCGCGTTGAGAACATAGTCACCGGATTCGCTTCTGGAATACGGACCCAGAACGGAGCCAAGGGTGGCGTCGTTGGCAATCACGGTTCCAGCCGTGGGCACGCTCACCGGTGGACCGGCCAGACCATACCTGACCAGAGTGCTTACATGTGGGCTAGATCCATTGATGGCGTTGATGACGCCGGAAACCCCCATCTCCATGTGGATGTTGTAATTGTCGGCGGTGCCGTTGGTGACATGAACCATCCAGATCAGGCGATCCGTCGCGCTACCGCTGACGCTGAACGACCACGAGCTGTTCACATATCCGTGCTCTGCCGTGATGGGAAGCCGGTCATTGGTTCCGTCGGTTGGCTCAATCCACACCACATCCGAGAACATCGCGTCAGCAATGGTGACGGTGAATTCCCTCTGGCAGATCATGGCTGGTCATCCTCCATCTGGACGGTGAACGTAAAGACTCCGTTGGCGGTTGGGCTTCCGCTGAACTGTCCATTGGACGCCAGTGAAACGCCCGTGGGAAGGGATCCAGACACCACGCTCCAGACCACGGTTGGGTTGGTGGTTCCGTCCACCGCCAGCGCAGGCGTGTAGGGCACCGAGAGAACTCCGTCCGGCAGCGTCTGGTTGGCAATCGTCGCCACCCGGATGGTGAATTCCTTTTCCATGAACCCGCCGTAGGTGTCCTCGACCAGAATGCTGAAGATATACCCGCCCACGCCGGATGCCGTGCCGCTGATGGTGAAGCTGGTATCTCCCAGATCAATGGTCAGCCCGGGAGGCAGCTCCCCGTCGGTCATGAGGATGCTGGCCAGCGGAGCGCCGGATGTGACCGTCACGGTTGCCTCGTAGTCGTCGCCAAGGCACGCGCTGTCCGGGCTCAGTTCACCAATGCAGATGTGCCTTTCCGCCGCCCGGGTGGTGGCCACGCTGTTGGCGATATTGTCAGCCGCCGCCTGAGTAAAGGCGGAATACACCCCGGCTGGAATGGTGTAGGTGAATACGCTCCCGTCCGGGCAAACGAAGTCAGCCGACTGCTCGGTGTTGTAGTAGATCGTCTGGTTGCCCGGGATATACGGAGGCGTGTCCGGCGTCGGGTTGGGATTGGGGTTGGGTCTGGCCGTCGGCCATCTGGGATTGTTGTTGTCTCCCACGCAAAGAATGGCCGCCCTCTGGGCGCACTGGTCGGCATCCTCTTGAGACACCGAGGAAACGCACTGGCCCAAGCACCATTGGGCCGTGAAGTTGGACCCCAGCGGAGGCGGGTCATAGGTGCCGTAGGATCTTCCGAAGAAGTCCTCGGTATCCTGAGCCTCCGAAGAGATGTTCTGGACAGGCGAAGTCGTTGACGGATCCGTGCAGGTGCTCGGGTCCGAATCGCACGCGATGTAAAGCGGATTTGTGAACGGCATAACTCAACACACAATACCCTTATAGAGCTGCCTGTCCACCGGCTCGGCGTAGAGCAAAATCCCACGGACTCGGCAAAAGCCCTTGATGGTGATCCTAAGCTGGAACTGGTATCCCAAGTTCGCAGGCCTGCCCGTGTTGCAGTCCGCGCATTCCTGAGGCGGCTTGGGCAGAACCATGTTGGTCTTGTAGCATTCCCCGTATTGGGTCAGGGGATAGCTGATCGGGTTGGCGTAGTCCTCCGCGCTGTTGCGGGGCGTGCAGGCTTTCCAGCGATGCCACAGCAGCCAGCAGCCTTGGAAGTCCGGGCGATACTCGACCTGAAACTGAACCGTCCCGAACAGGCGATCCACCCCCAGCTCGGCGGTCAGCAGCCTCTTGAGGTCAAGCTCCTGCCCCCATGTGAACGCCGGGGTCTCGATGATCCAAGTCACCCGACCATCCCCATTCTCCCTCTGGTTGTCCCTCGTCAGCTCCCAGAGCTGGATATTGCCAGCTTCCCGGGAATAGATAACTCCGAAAGCCCTTTCTCTTCCGCCGAAATCCCCAACGAAAAGCTGGAGGAAATCCAAGCCTTCGTGCATCCCTTCCCAGTTTGGCTCCTTGGTCTTGTTGAAGCTGTTGATGGGAACGAAGTCCATCGGGATCAAGGCTGAGTGAGCGACCCCTACCGCTGTCTCGAATGGCAGCGCCGTCATGAGCAACCGGTTGTCGAATACGATGCCACTGGCGGCGTATAGGAGCGCACGGTTGTTGAACTGAAGGATTCTTTGCTCGTTTGAGCTGATTTGAATGTTTCCCCATTGGTTGAAGTAACGGATGGCTTGAAGCAGGGATCGGATTCCCGGCTCCAGCGATTGGTAGAACAAGTCACCATTGGCGGCAACCACAGACCTGTCATTGACCGAACCATTCACCAGCTGAACCACGGTCATCAGTGGCTGATTGTTGTTGGTCGCCGCAATCCATTCCGTGCGAGTCACCGGAGCGTTGATCGCATATACGGCCTTGCGTGTGAACGCGAAGAGTCGCCCCTGACCAAGGGACGCATCAAGGTTGGCGCTATGCTTGAGAGCCCGGATCGCGCCGTCATTGGATGGGACAGTGAAGCCGTCACCGCCAATGGCTAAAGGATTCTCGGTGACATACAGCACCGAGTCGCGAAGCCCGTAGGCTGGCGAGCCGGAAGGGCCGAGCACGATGTCTCCCGCCGTGACCTGCCTGCCACGGGCATACCACAGGCGGCCCATGAAGTAGTCCATTGGGCCAGCCGGGGGAATCTGGTTGCAGTTCGGACTGCCCGGAGTTGCGTCCCCGGTGATGCCGCGAGACCGGCTCAGCGTGACCCCGTCCCAGATCAGGGGATTGGTGACGCCGTCTCCGGCCTGAACGACCATGAACTGCTCGGCTTGGGCGAAGAAGAAGATGGGCTGGCTGGCGGGATGAAAGTAAATAGGGTCCGAGCTCAGGGCTGTCAGCTGCCCCGTGGTCATGTCCTGACGATACAGGACTCCACCCAGAGCATGGATGAGATAGGGATCCCCGCTGTCCGGGTAGTAGAAAGCCCCTCCCTGATACAGGGCGCTGCCTTCGGCCATGTCCCCAATCGGCTGCCAGCCATACCGTTGCGTGATGCCTCCATCGCGCACCGTGGCATTGTCCAGCCAAGCCAGCTGGTTTCGCTGTAGCCCGTTTGGAACTCTCTCGCTGGCAACGGTCGTCACCTTCAGCGAGTCCACACCGCCGCTGAAGTCCATGCTGCCGTCAACCCTTATCAAGCTGTTTGAAGATGGCATCTTATCCTTGCACGCACTGTCAACTAGACATAGTGTTTCCGCAAGCATGTATTACAGTAAGCCGTCCAAGAAATCCACCGGACAGTTTGAGCGATACAACCTCCAGTGGATGAAAGATTCGCCAGATTGGTTAATAGAGCTCACCATGATCGCCAAGGGTGGGAAGTGGACGAAGTCCAACGGAGAGGAAGCTGGCAAGGGGCTGTTCTTCCATTACCGCAGGTTTCAGGAGATCGTCTGGCCCGGAAGGCTATGGGAAAGCGGACCCTTCAAGAATCACTGGGCCGAGGCCTGCCTTGAGAATTGGATCAACCACACTTATCTGGGCGTCATGGGCTGCGCGGGAAGCGGCAAGAGCGACAGCTTTGGCAGCATCGCCCTGACCGAATGGTATGCCCGATCCAAGGGGACGACCGTCCTCGTCTCCTCCACCGACCTGAAATCCCTTGAGCTCCGCATCTGGGGCATGGTCAAGAAGTATCACAAGCTGGCCAAGGAGAAGTGCCCAAGCCTGCCGGGGCATCTCATTGAGGGCAAGCAGATGCTGGTGCTTGATCCAAGGGAAGAGGCCTCGGAGGGGCGCGACTTCAAGAACGGGATCATCGCCGTGGCCTGCAAGCGGGGAAGCCAGTTCGTCGGGCTGGGGTCCTACATCGGGATTCACAACACTCGCGTGCGCCTGATCGGGGATGAAATGAACCTCATGCCCCGTGGGTTTCTCGACTCCATCTCCAACCTGTCCAAGTGCGAAGACTTCAAGTTCGTCGGTCTAGGCAATCCCAACGAGACGACCAACGCCCACGGCGTCCTCTGCGAGCCTCACCCCGACCTTGGGGGATGGGACTCCGGCATAGACCAGCAGCCGGGAACGAAGACATGGAAGACCAAGTTTCCCAACGGAATCGCCTTGCAGCTGCCCGGGAGCGATACGCCCAACAAGAACGCCCCGGAGGATGTCGAGCCTCCGTTCCCGTTCCTCATCACCATGCAGCAGATGAAGAACGATGCCGAGATATGGGGAGTGGATGACTGGCACTACACCATGATGAATGAGGCCCGGATGCCCAGAGGGCAGGGCAGCCGTCGCGTCATCACCCACCAGATGGCCAAGCAGTTCGACGCCTTCGAGCGTCCCCTGTGGCGGGACAGCAGGCGCACGTCCATCGCCTTTCTGGACGCGGCCTACCGGGGAGTGGGCGGGGATCGCTGCGTCTTTGGAGAGCTGGTCTTTGGCTTTGAGGCCTCTCAGGAGGCCAAGGCGGTGGACAGCTCCGGGCTGGTCTATCGGGACTCCGGCAACTCGGATGGCAGGATGATCCTGCATCTGGTTGACGTTCTAATCATCCCGGTCAAGGGAGATCGGGCGGCCACATCCCCTGAGGACCAGATCGTCCAATTCGTGAAGGAACAGTGTGATCGCCGGGAGATTCCACCCCAGAACTTCTTCTTCGACTCCGGCATGAGAACCTCTCTGGTCACGTCCTTCTCGCGCCTGTGGAGCCCGATGGTGAACTCGATTGACTGCGGCGGCAGGCCGTCCGAGAACTGGGTCTCCGCTGATATTCAGAAGACCTGCCGGGAATACTACGACCGCAAGATCACCGAGATCTGGTTCACCGTCAGGCTGATCGTGGAGTCGGGCCAGTTCCGGGGCATGACCTTCTCGGTCTGCAATGAGTTTGCCCAGCGGGAATGGAAGACCACGATGGGAAACAAGATCTCAGTCGAGACCAAGGAGGAGATGAAGGAGAAGTGCGGGAAGTCTCCCGACTTGGCCGATGCCGTGGCCATAGGCTGTCACGGGGCGCTCCAGCGCGGGTTTGTTATCAAGCGAGCCCGAAAGGAAGATAACCGGATTGTGCACGAACGCTGGAAGACCGAACTGATTGAAAGAGCCCGGAAGCTTCACGCCTCCGGGTCTCTGAATTTCAACGCTTGACCCTTCGGTAGGCCGGGGTCAGCCTTCCCTTGATGCGCTTGGCAACGCGCTCCCATCTGCCTGCCTGAATCTGCTCGTTGGCAAAACGGGTCAGCTGGCAGTGTGACTTGGGCCAGTCGGACATGAGCTCCTGAAGAGTCTGGGCGCTCTGGTCAACGACCACGGAGGGGAAGTCGGCTGAGAGTGGTTTCATCAGAACGAGCTCCCCTTCTCGTCAATCACCTTCGTCAGTGACTTTACGCGCTCATAGACCATCTCCAGAGATTTCACGTCCTGAACGCAGTGGTGGACGATGTAGTCCAGACTCTTGCTGTCCCCGTCCATCGCGGCCTGTAGCCAGTGACGGAACTCGACGTGGGTCTTGTCCTCTGGGATGTCTAGGAAACGGATGAGCTCTTGAAGGCTGTTCCTCGCCAGCCGCATGTGACGCCGAGCCAGCAGCACGGGGTCAATGAACTTCGCAAAGCGGAGGGCAACAGGTTGGTGGTATTTGAGCGCCCAAGAGACCAGCATGGGCTTGTCGAATCTCTGCCCGTTGTGGGCTACGTAGATGTCGTAATCGGAGAGTTGCTTGATGACTTCGGCGACAATCGCACTGGGATCACTCCTACGCTTCTTCCAGTTGGGAAACTCGTCCGCTCGGATGACCAAGGGCTGTTCCTTTGAACCATAGGTCTTGTAAGCGCAGCATAGGAGGATCCCGGTATTCGCCGACAGAGAGAACGTCTCTAGGTCGAATATGCAGGTTTTCATTAGAACTTCCAGAATACGCCAAACCGATGCTGGGGGCCGGAGAAGCTTGACCAATACTCCACGTCATAGACCACACCGGCGTGCTCGTTGAACCTGATCCCGAGCCCCGCGCCAGCGATGCCTACGGCGGTGGTATTGTCCTTGCCTCTTCCGCTGATCGGAGTTGCGATTCCTCCAAACCCGAACGGGGTCGCTTGGATTTTTCCCATCAGAAGGATTGGAGCCTGTAACTGGACGCTGCCGGAGGGCAGCCAGATGTCTCCATTCACGTAGTCCATTCGCATCACCGTGACGACGTTGGGATTGATGGCGTAGCCGATCCCAATGCCAGCACCAAAGCTCTCGGTGTCGTTGCAGTAGATCCCGTAGGGAGCCACATACCAGTTGCTCGCCGTGTTGCTGAGGAAGCTCAGGACGATGCCCGGGATTTCTGGCAGCGTGGGCGGCTGGTTGGTGGAGGTCTCCGGGGGTGGAGCGTTTGTTTGTGAGTAACCCGCGAAACAGAGCATCGCGGCCATCAGGATACCAGCTATTTTCTTCATTGGGTTTGATGTGTGGTGTTGTGTCTCATTTCTTGGTGTTTGACGTATTCAGTGACTACGTAACCACCGAGAGCGACGCAGAGCATGACTATCGCTGAGATGATAGCTGTCTGCCAGATCATCATGGTTCTCTCCTTGCGGGTTCGGTCTGATTCGCTGACGGCAATCTGCTTCTCCACCTCGACAATTCGCTCGGTGAGCCCGTTCATAACCCGGGCCTCCAGACGTTTGAAGTCTGAGTGCATTTCACCCAGTTTGTCATCTATGGCCTGAAATCTGACAATGATGGCTTCGTCATCGCGTGGCATTAGTTGTCTCCAAATTTGATCCTGAAGAACCCGTTGGTAAACGTGATCCAGTTGGTGCTGGTCACGTCCTGCGTCCATTGAAGATAGACGTTATACAGGCTGGCAGGAGGGTGCGGGATCGAAAAAACAAGCTGGTCTGACAAGACGCTCTCGACGCCGTTGGAGGGGTAGTATGCAGTGGCTCTGACGTAGTAAGTGTTTGGAACGACCTGATCCAGCGTGGCGGTCAGGTTGGTTCCCGCGCCAACAATGATGGGGGATGCCAGCTTGTTGGTTTCGGAAATCGAATTCGTGGCAGCATAGAGTCGGTATTCCACACCCGGAGAAGGTGATGGATCCCACTGGATCTTGACCTGAGTCTGGGCGTTGGAGCTGAAGACAGAAAGCAGCATGAGAATCGGAATGCAGATCGCAATACCGAATTGGTTGATCCGCTTGTGAATGGTTGATCTTCCCATTCCCAACTCTTGAGCTGCGCCAGCGATTGATCCAGTTCTTTTCACAGCTTCGACGATAGCCTCGTTCTTCATTTTGTCTATAGCACTAAGGGCCTTTTTACATTCTTCTTCAACCGGGGGAAAGATCTTGCACCGCTGCCGAAGCACTGCGTTGTCAGCTTTTAAGGCCTTCAACTCAAGCTCTCTCAGCTTTTCGAGCTCTTCTCTAAAATCAAACGGAAGGTCCATAGTGTTCCCATTTTGAGCAGAATCGGATAAGAGTCAAGTATTATCTGAAATGGAATCTCCGGTGACTGGCGGCTTGCCGCTGACGATGTTGCTGATCGTCCGGTCAAGGAAGGCGCACACCACACCGGCAATGGAGGAGACGACTCCGCACACGGTAATGAACTGCTGGGTTGGATTGAGGACTCCCCACTCCAAACCATTCATGGCCGTGCTGAAGGTGGAGACACCCACCACGATGGAATAAGAAGCCAGCCTGACGATGGCCAGCCTCCATACAAACGCCTCCTTGAACCACCGGCTCATATATCTCCACCGTAGAAGTTGTCGTAGGCCGTTTCGGATGCGTTGCCTTGGAAGCATTCGATTCCCAGATAGTTGCCGGTGTCCACGGCGCTGGCTCCCGGGTCAGCGGTGAAGCTTGCCTCCGGGGTGGTATCCCCACTGTCCCATTCGTCCGCTGCCACAGGGCGGGTCGCGGTCGGGTTTCTCCAGCATCGGATCACCGTGCTGGCCCCGGTTCCGGTGATGGTAATTCCCCAGATGTCCCCCGAAGCGACCGTCGTTCCGATGTTCTCGATGGTGCTGCCGGAGGTATCCGCCATGTTGGCCAGATACTGCCACCAGATGTTTCCACCCGTGTTGAACTGGACCGCGTAGTAGTGTGTCGAGTCATTCGTAAATCGAAGAACGACTTCGGCATACGACGTTGCGGTCAGGGTGGCAAGAGTGACTCTCACATACTGTTCAACGGTGTCGCAGGCGGTGGCCGTATAGATAGACGTGTCCTTGCCGTATGCTGCTGTGTTCGGAACGGCCTGATTGGAGGCGATGTTGATCTGGCCGGAGTTGGCCGACCAGTTGGCTCCAAGGCTGGAGGAGTCAGCCCGATTGAAGTCGTCAGAGAAGTCCTGTCCGCTGGGCGCTGCGGCTGGGGGTGGTGCGGGAAAGAACGAGGTGATCCTGAGCTGCGAGGGCGCAGCCACAGCGAAGAGGCACGCGAGAATGGTGAGCATCTTTTTCATTACCAGTATCCATTAAAAACAGCCTGAGTCACAATCCCCTGTATGGCGCTGACCCCCAGCTCGGCCCAAGTCCCGTTTGTCACGGTCACGGTCGTGCTGTTGGTGAACCCGGAGACATACCAGTCGGCGGGGACGGTGATGGTTCGATCCGCCCCGTTGGCGTTCAGCTTGATGACCTGCCAGTTGTCCTCGTTTGCGTTCATGTTCTGACAGCCTGTGATTGTCCAGTTGCCTGCCAGATTGGTGATGGCCACATGACCTTTTGCGAAATCAACATTGGCGTTTCCGAGACTGTTCGTTCCCTGACGGAAGAATCCAGAGTATGCGGAGGCGGTTACGCCGGTCACATCCATGACGAACGGAGCATCCCAAGGTGCGCTGGTGGACTGCCAAGAGAGCGCAGAGAGAGTCTGGGTGATTTTAACGTCGTCTCCTCCGTTGTTGTCTTGGAACTGAACCCCCTTCAGGATGGGATTGGTGATGATGGTGTTGGGAACCACGTTGGTGGTAATGAAGGACTGCACCGCAGTCAGCGCGGATCCGTCTCCAGAGAAGGTTCCATAGACCGTTCCCCCAAAGTCGTGTCGAGTTCCGTAGTGAAACGTTCCAGTGTTCGACAGTTGAAGGTAGCTGTTGGCTGAAGGATCCACCACCAGCGTTCCATATCCTCGCACGGCGTTGAACACCAAGTTGCTTCCACTGTCCAGAATCATCACGTTGTTGGAGTTCACAATAATTCTGTTCCATCCATTCGTGTCACGAACCACAACGCTCTGCCCGTCGTTGACGAAGTTCGTATCTCCCGCCGCTGCGCCGGTGGCCGCGATGCCGAATCGCCTGCCGTCCGCGTTGGTGGTGATGGCGATGCTGGCGTCGGCGGGATAGACGGCGGCGGCATTGCTGACACCGCTGGCGTCCCCGACAAAGTCAGGCGAGAACCCGCCCCCAACGAACTTCCCCTTGAACAGCGTGCCGGAGGCGGCCAGAAGCACGGTGACGAATCCGATCAGGAATACGACGGCTAGGAATTTTGCGATTGATTTCATATTAGTGCCAAGCTCCATCATACCAGATCCACTGGGTTGCAGGTGTCGTTGATGTGTCATAGGCGAGCGCCACGTCAGACGTGGGTGTCCACGTCGGGTTTCCCCCGGCGTAGTCTCCAGCCTGACCCTGCACAGCACTCGTTCCACTCCCGGCAGTCGAAATTCGATTGAGCAGGGAGATGACAAGCAGGTCTGTAAAGCTGCCACCGAAACACGAGAAGCACTTGGCTTCCTCGATCAGGGCTTGTATCTCAGCTGATGTCATAGCGCACTCTAGTCAATTTGTTCAATATCCGCAACCGAAACCGTCAGGATAGCTTTCGGAACAAAACCTCGGACAGGTATAGGTTTTGAACCAGAGGCCATCCGGCCACAAATGTGTTTAAGGCTCCGTCGGCGACCTGATTTACAGCGAGGGAAGCCGATGAGTTGGAATACCTTGTGCCGCCTCCACCGATGTAGGTGTTTATAGACGCAGTGGCCAAAGCCACGGTGGCTTCGTTCATAGCATCCTCCAACACAGACCTCTCCTCGATGTCCAGAAACCCGCTGACCCCCTCGCAAGTGACGTGGGAGACGGTGATAAGCGGACCCACAACCTGAAAATCAATGATGTGAATCGTCCTGACTGAGGACGGATCAGTCGAGAACAGGGCTGTGGAAATGGCCGGGGCCGAGTTGGTGATGGTCGTCCCGATCTTCTTGGACATGTTCCAAGACGTGGACCAGTAGGGGGTTGCGGCAACCGTGTAAACGTTGTAATTGAATCGCCGAATTCCAACAAAGTGCTCGGTCTGCCACGACAGCGGGCCGTTGGTGATCCCGGAGTCGGGAGTCGTCATCAGGCCCATGTAGCACTGGGTATCCCACAGATTGAGGGCGTTGAAGTCATCGGCGGCCCACCGCCAGCCAATGCGGATATTGCTCCATGACGCTCCGAGATCCAGCTTGGCCGCCCACTGGGAATTGCTCTGACTCAGCCTCTTTTCCTGAGGCTCAAACGGCATGGGAAGATCTACGATGGAGGTGCTCATGTGACGATGGCGACAAGGATTTCTTTGAAGTTGATCGCGCTGGTTTCCTCCCAAGCCACGGTCACGGCATTGAGGGCTCCATCCACACCCTCATCCACGGCAACAGAGGCCCCTGTGGTGGAATAGCGAGTCCCGGCCCCGCCGATGTAAGCGTTGAGACCTGTCTCGATGAACGGCACCGGACCCAACAGGGTGTTCGTCAAGGGGGCCAAGTCGGCGATGTCCACCAAGGCCGCTGATCCACGGGCGAAGAGATGGTTG